ATTGCATTACATATGGCGTTTATCGCATACTAAGCACTGGCCAATACCGGCCGTAATTACGGGAGTATTTAACATGACTGATTTAAACCAAAACACTGAGGTCAACGTGGATAACGTCGAGCCGATGAAAGCCGAGTTCACTCCGGACGATTTACGCGCCGAGATCGAAAAACTCCAGAATAAGTTGCGAGTGTCTGAGATCGAGATCGAGCGGGAGCGGGAGCGCGCTAACGGCTATCTCGAAAAGAACCAGAACATAACGGCCGGCATTTTTGCATTGCTTGAGCCCGAGATACTGGCGGCGTTTACAGAAATGGTTGAGGAGGCCGTTACCGATATCACTAACACGTCAGCGTTTGAGAACGCCGTCGAGGGGATTGTCGATACTCGCATTGAGACCGAGATCGAAAACCATTTTGAGCGCGCCAGTTTCCTTGATGCGGATGACGTAAACGAGCGGATCGGCGAAGCTATCGGCGATAGCACGTTCGATTCTTGTGTCCGCGATGCGGTACGCGAGATGATTAACGACGGCGAAATCACAATATCTATTGAAGCTCCGTAAGTTATCCAGAAACGCGAGGCCGGCCGGAGCGATCCCGCCGGCCTTTTTATTGCGTTTCTCGCATATCTTTTTATATACTCACGACTGGCCAATAACGGCCGGCAACTTATAGGGAATAGAAACCATGAGAAAAGTTACTAGAAACATTGTCGAAGCTTGGGCGCGAGGCGATCGTCTGACCAGTGGCAACACGTCAACCGATGGTACGGTGATTTTTTTGCACGGGCATAGCATCGTTTGGAAAACAGCCGACGCCGACGTTATCGCGTTGACGTTGGCAGGTTGGCCCACTGTGACCACTCGCGAGCGGCTCAATGGCGTTCTGAACTTTTACGGGATCGGCTACCGATTCGCCCAACGCAACTTTGAGCCAGTGTTAATTATCGGCCGCGACGTCGTCGAGATCGGCGAGCATGAACATGTTTACTTTAACCTTGCAACGAAACGTCTTACGCATTGGCAACCGGTAGCACGTTTAGACGACTAACCAGTCCCAACCAATCGAGCCGGCCCCGTGCCGGCTTTTTTTCGCCGGTAGATAATCAAGCCGCGAGCCGTCGAGCGGGCTCCCTGCAAAACGTATGGCGGTCCCTGCACCGCGAATAACTGGCCAGTGGTTAGCGCACCGGATCGGAGCGGATCGGGGAGCGTGGCGCGTGGTTGTATGTTTCGTGTATGTCAAAATTTAACGTACACCGAGCGCACCGGATCGGGGATCGTGGCCAGTGGATCGGGGCGCGTGACCGGCAGTGATTGAGCCGTGGTTTTTTACCCAGTCGAAATGCGCGGTTTTCTGTGGATAAAACCAGTTGCAGCGACGTCGTCCAGGCGTTGCGTTTTTCGCATACATTCAACAACTTATCTTGTGGATAAAATCGAAAGTTATCCACAGCCAGTTATCCACAATCGCGGGCCGTGGGCCGTGGTTTAGGATCCCAGACCAATCGAGGCTAAACCGAGATCCCATGACCAGATCTCGCGGACGGGCGACCGCGGACGGGCGGTCAATAAAGTGCAGGCAAGGGCCATGTTTTTTACAAATATTCACCACAAAAATGATATAGTCGCTAACTACCGTATATTTACTTATAAAATCGCATACGTTAGGGTCCCCCGATATGGATTCACAACACCTAGAATTGCTCTCTGATAAGGAACTCAAGTTGCGTCTGCGACTTGCTCAACTAGAGAAGACTGAAAAGTGTCAAAAAAATTTCTTGTCATTTGTCAGGCATGTCTGGCCCGAGTTCATTGCAGGGCGGCACCATAAAATTATTGCTGAAAAACTAGAGCGCGTTGCTAGGGGCGAACTCAAACGTTTGATAATCAACATGGCACCGCGGCACACGAAGTCTGAGTTTGCGTCCTATCTATTTCCTGCATGGTTCATGGGCCGTAATCCGAGCAAAAAGATCATTCAGGCGACGCACACGACAGAACTTGCTGTGAATTTTGGCCGTAAGACCAAGAACCTGATTGAGTCGGACGACTATCAGGATATTTTTTCAGAGGTTAAGTTGGCCGCTGATTCCAAGGCATCCGGCCGATGGGATACGAATAAGGGTGGCATGTACTATGCGGTAGGTGTTGGTTCAAATCTCGCGGGCCGCGGTGGTGATTTGATTATTATTGACGACCCGCATTCGGAGCAGACAGCGATGTCGAACTCTGGATTTGATGACGCGTGGGACTGGTATACTGGTGGACCTCGTCAGCGTTTACAGCCCGGAGGCAGTATTGTTTTGGTTCAGACCCGGTGGTCTGAGAAAGATATGACGGGTCAGTTATTACGTGCGATGGCCAAGGATCCTCTTGCTGACCAGTGGGAGATTGTAGAGCTACCGGCTATTTTTAATTCTGGCGATGAAAAGGAAGAACCATGCTGGCCTGAGTTCTGGTCTTTAGATGATCTGACAAGGGTCCGTGCTTCTATACCTGTCAGCAAATGGAACGCGCAGTATCAGCAGAACCCGACGGGCGAAGAGAATGCAATTATCAAACGGGAGTGGTGGAACGTTTGGCAGAAAGAAACCGTACCTCAGTTACAGTTTGTGATTCAGAGTTATGACACGGCGTTCTCAAAGCGTGAGACGGCGGACTACTCGGCCATCACGACGTGGGGCGTCTTTTATCCCGAAGAAGGAGGAGCCCCAAACCTCATCTTGCTCGACTCCAAAAAAGGACGATGGGACTTCCCAGAACTCAAAAACATAGCGTTTGAGGAATATAACTTCTGGGACCCCGACACCGTCATCGTGGAGGCTAAGGCATCTGGTATGCCGTTGACGCACGAGATGAGACAGACTGGGATTCCTGTGGTTAACTTCACGCCATCTAAGGGTAACGACAAAGTTTCGCGGGTACATGCGGTATCGCCGTTGTTTGAAGCGGGAATGGTTTGGGCCCCCGACGAACCTTGGGCCGAGGAACTTGTTGAGGAGGTCGCGGCCTTTCCAAATGGTGAGCATGACGACTTGGTGGATTCTATGACGCAGGCGTTAATGCGCTACCGGCAGGGTAATTTTGTGCAGTTACCCACAGACGATTGGGAAGATACGGATCAATCTGCTAAAGTTGTCGCGTATTACTAAGCTGTGGGATTGAAATGGCCGTCAAACCTTTAACTGAAGCACTGGCACGACAGTTTGGTTTAAAAACCACGCGAAAAGGCGGTCCTCAATACGTTCTTCCTCCTGATCCCACGCCAGCGGCGATGGAAACAGCCCGACGAAACGCGGCCAAACCTGTGGAAGAGGGAGGTTTAGGGCTACCTGCAGATAATACCAACGTTGATCGTGCTAGAGCGATGGGCTATGGAATACCTTTTTATCACGGAACTATGGATAAACTTACCCGTGTTGAGCCTTTCCGAAATAAAGCAGGGTTTTTTGGTGCTAACGAGCCTCCAGAGGTTGCAGAAACGTATGCGTTTGAGCCTTTTGCTCCGGGGCTGACTAACCTTTCTGAATCTAAAGTTTACACTCTTCTTATGCGAGATGACGCTCTTGCGAAAGTTAAAGACCCCGACAATCCTGCAAAGGTGGGTCAAGTAGATTGGGGCGGTCAAAATTTTGATAGGGCAGAGGGAGCTTTACTAGATCTGCCTAATGGAGATCAAATCGAATTAGATGTCATTGATACGGATGATTTAGAAGACATAGCAGAACAATATGGATTGGACGCTATCGAAATCAGTAATATAAAAGACGTTACAAGTACGGGCTTTGGTGGGATTGATGGAGGTAAAGGAACTTTCGATCTTATCGAGGAGGGCGGAGTGCCCCGAGAAATGCCGATCACAAAGTTTCCTGTATCTGAAGACGAGTTTGGTATTTTAGGGGCCGTGGCAGAGGGCACAGAGTCCGTTGCTTATAAGCCGGGGTTGGTTCGCGCACCGAATGCCGCTTTTGACCCTGCTCAACGTGGAAGTTCAAGTCTTACTGCTTCAGTTGATCCAATTACAGCGGGCGGTATTTTATCTTTGATAGCTTCTGGTGGCAAAGAGGCTTTAGATTACGTGCAACAGAACTTAGATCCCCGAACTATTGCCGATTACGGGTTAGCGATCACGGCGATGACTCCAACACCATTGGCTCTTCCTGCTCTGGCAACTGAGTCTGCCTTACTTGCTTCAGATGTAGTTAACGCTTTACGGGATCCTGAAACGAGACAACAGATACAAGATTTTGTTACAAAAGAAGGTGTACCCTCTACGAGTGGACAAATGAAACGTGCTGTTAATTATCAGAACGGAGGTCCGGTAGATCCCCAAGACGACTTGTTTCCTGAAACAATTAAGGAAGGCATAGGGACTTTAATTGAGTACGTTCCAAAAGCCGCAAAATTTCTTGGAAGAGGGGTTGGCGATTTAGTTCGTTCTGAGCCAGCCAGTCCGCCAGAATATGCAGTGGATCGTCCTGTTGAATTAACACAATTTCAAATGGACACCGAAACCCTGCTTCCCGAAGAACTCGACATGATCTCAGACAACGTAATAGGAAAGCTTTATTCTGACGACGTGGTTCAACGTTTAGAGGACCCCGAAGAGCGAGCCGGCCTGTTTTTGTATGCGGACAAGCCGGGAGTCACCGATGCTCCACCCAAGTCTGTTTTATTACGAGACACGGTCCGCCGTTCATTAGAAGAGCAAAAAAATGCTTTTGATAAGTTACGTTATGAAGGGCAGTTGGGCTTACGCGAAGGAGTGCCTTTGTTAAGTCGATCCGCGGTCATGAAAAATGTTTTTAATGTTTTGCGAGAGCAAATAGGCCCGGAAGGAATGTCTCGTATAGGTGATGATCGGTTAGCAAGGTTAATTGAACAATCTGTGAGAGAATCCACGGTGAAAGGCATGGCGGACGGCGGAGTTGTATCTCTGAAAGACCGCGCAGTGAACATGACCCGCGGACCACGGAGCAATGGTATTATGCAATATGTTCCCTTTATAACTGGAGCAACGAATGGCTATTGAGAAGAACGTACCATCTCAACTGGATGTTGAGGATTTAGAAGCCGAGATTGAGATTGAGCTTCCCGATTCACAGAACAATGTACTTGCGATGATTCAGGGTGAGGACATTGGTGAGATCGAGATTTCTCCGACAGAGGACGGTGGTGTTGAGGTAGACTTTGAGCCCCAAGATGAGATGATGGAAGACGGTGGTTTTTACGCAAACCTTGCGGAACAACTGCCTGATCGTGAGCTTGGTCGCATTGCTTCAGAGATTATGGAAGAGTTTGACGCCAATAAGGCGTCAAGACAGGAGTGGGAAGACGCGTATGCAGATGGTTTGGAACTGTTGGGTTTCAACTACGAAGAGCGCACTCAGCCATTCCGCGGTTCTTCTGGTGTAACGCATCCCTTACTGGCCGAAGCGGCCACACAATTCCAAGCACAAGCCTTCAATGAGCTACTTCCAGCCTCGGGACCCGTCCGCACAACCGTTATTGGCGATAATTCCAAGGACAAGGAAGCGCAGGCACGTCGTGTTCGCCAGTTTATGAACTACTACATCACCAATGTGATGGAAGATTACACGCCAGACATGGATCAGATGTTGTTTTATCTGCCATTGGCGGGCTCAACTTTCAAAAAAGTCTATTTTGACGAGAGCTTGGGCCGTGCAGTCAGCAAGTTTGTCCCTGCTGAGAACCTCGTGGTGCCTTATGAGACGTCAGATTTGGATACTTGCCCGAATATCACGCAAGTTGTACGGATGCCGTTGAATGATTTGCGTAAAAATCAGGTTTCAGGCTTCTATTTGGACGTTCCGGTGACTCCCGGAGAAGGCAAAAGCGACTCTGTTACCGAAGAAATACAGCGAATTGACGGTGTAACCCCTTCTCAAATTGATTATGACGCGACATTGCTTGAGTGCCACGTAGATTTGGACTTGGAAGGCTTTGAAGAGGTCGATAGCGAAGGAGAAATGACCGGGATCAAGATTCCGTACATCGTTACCATAAGTTATGACACCGGAGAGATCCTCGCGATCCGTAGAAACTACGCCGAGGGCGATGAACTACGCAAAAAGATCCAATATTTCGTGCATTACAAGTTTTTACCGGGTTTTGCGTTCTATGGGCTCGGACTTATCCACACAATTGGTGGTTTGTCTAGGACCGCGACCTCTGCACTGCGTCAGTTGATTGATGCAGGCACGTTATCGAACCTACCGGCAGGATTTAAAGCCCGCGGACTACGGATCAGGGACGATGATGACCCGCTACAGCCCGGTGAATTCCGTGATGTAGACGCTCCCGGCGGTGCCATCCGCGATTCTTTGATGCCGTTGCCGTTCAAGGGCCCGGATGCAACCTTGTTTAACCTTTTAGGCTTTGTTGTGGAAGCCGGACAGCGTTTTGCAACGATTACAGACCTCAAAGTGGGGGATGGCAATCAGGGAGCCGCTGTCGGCACGACAATCGCGATGCTGGAGCAAGGTTCCCGCGTCATGTCGGCTATTCACAAGCGTTTGCACTACGCCATGCGCCTAGAATTCAAGATTCTTGCCCGCGTCATGGGCGAAAGTCTGCCACAGGAGTACCCGTACTCTGTCGAGGGTGAAGACGCCAGCATTATGGCAAGCGACTTTAATGAGCGTGTGGATGTGATTCCGATATCTGATCCAAACGTGTTCAGTCAGGCACAACGAATTGTGATGGCGCAGACCAAACTTCAGCTAGCTGGAGCCGCGCCAGAGATTCACAATATGTATGAGGTCTACCGCGACATGTATGACGCGTTAGGCGTGAAAGATATAGATCGGATCATGAAGGCACCCCCAGAGGATGAGATGGGGCCCACGGATCCTGCACAGGAGAATATAGATGCACTCGACATGGGGCAGTTGGAAGCCTTCGCGGGGCAGAATCATCAAGCACATATTATGTCGCATATGGTTTTTGGTTCAACGCCGATGGTTGCTGGTATGCCTGCTGTCGCGATGGCTCTTCAGAAACACATCATGGAACACGTTCAGATATCTGCTAGGGAGCGGGCTACGGCTGAGTTTGAGCAGATTACCGCGCAACAAGGACCTGCGGCAAATCCGGAACAGCGAATGATGGAGTACGAGGGCTTGGTAGCTCAGTACATTGCACAGGGTATGCAGGAAGTGAAACAGCTATCTCAGCAGGTATCTGGACAAGGGCCAGATCCGGTGGTGCAACTGAAGCAACAGGAGTTGCAGTTGGATGCACAGGAAGCCGAGCGAGATGCTCAGTTGGATGCGGCCAAACTACAGTTGGATCAGCAGACCTTGCAGATGCGTGATCGTCAGTTCTATGATCGTTTGCAGGCGCAGGCGGCTCAGACACAAGCTCGCATTGATGCAGGTCGAGAACGTGAATTACTCAAGCAGAGAGGAAATTAAAATGTCCAGAGTAAAGATTGTTACAAACACCCCCGGTGCGGGGCCAACTCCCCAAAATTATGCAGACATAAAGGGTCAGGGTAAGATTCCTTATGCCAGCGACAAGGAGCTACCAGAGGCTCCGATGGACGTACCAGATGGAGTAGCTCGTGGTATGGGCGCGGCTAAACGTGGTGGGAATTACAAAGGCATTACGTAATACCTTTAAGAGGAAATTAATCAGTGTTCTTTGTGGAAGCCATTGCCGCTATCGAGCTTGCGAATCAGGCGATCAATGGTATCAAGGAACTCGCCGGTCATGTCACATCTGTTGGTCAGATGGGCAAGCAACTGACTCAATTGGCCGACGCTCATGAAGAATTAGAAAGAGATGCTGAAAAAGGAAACATGGAGGCCTTTTGGGCACTAGAGGACATTAAGAAAAAAGAGTATCAAATCAAGCAGTTATTCATATATGCCGGTAGACCGGGTCTTTGGGAGGATTACCAGACATTCATTCGCAACCGGAAAGAGATGAAGAAGAAGGCCGAGGAGCGTGAAAGGGCTCGTAAACTGGCTAAGAAAAGAGCCATTAAGAATGGACTTATCTATACTACTGCTGTACTTGCTGGTTGTTTGGCCGTCGCTGGTGGCATTTGGCTCCTACTTGCTATCATTGCTATGAAGGGAAGGTGATGTCTTGGGTACTTCTAGGGATTTTTGTAGCCGACATGACGTTTTACTTTAGGATTCTTGAGGTGCATTCCACTCACATAGAGTGCTTGTATGCAGGAGAGCAGATGGTTCAAAAGATTGGCAAGCCGTTTGTAAACTACAATGTGGTATGCGTACCCACTAACCAGATCCAAGGAGAGATGTCGTAGTGGCTCAGAAAAAACTTCAGAGAGAATCTATCTATAATGAATACGATGAAGACGGAGACGGCATCGTAAGTGATGAAGAGTTATCTCACGTCAAGGCCATCAAAGAAACCGAAACCGCGTTACGTAAAAATTTAGCGCAACTGCGTATGGCAAGGTTTACATTAATTGCTATGGGCGCGTTTACAGCCGCAATGTTTTTTGTCCCGATAGAACGAGTTCAAGCTTTGTCAGACATTAGTAACCTTTTTTATATATCAGGCGCGGGTATTGTAGGCGCATACATGGGAACAACGGCATGGATGAGTAGAAAATGATCGAGGTGCGTAGTGATCTATGTTTTTGCGCTAATCGTGATGACTGCTGATGGCACCGTCATACCAGATAAGAAAGCGTATTTTTATTCCATCAACAGATGCAACTACTTCGCAGATCGAGTCAGCCGCACACGATACAACTATTGGACAAAGCGCAAGGTACAGGCATATTGCATACCAGAATGGGTAGATTCTAAAACGACGAAGATATTGAGGTGATGATGATACAAGCACTTATCGGTCCAGTAACAGGATTGTTAGACAAGTTTATTGAAGACAAGGATCAAAAAAATGCTTTGGCTCACGAAATTTCGACGATGGCTGAAAAACACGCGCACGAAGCCGCAATGCAACAAATCCTCGTCAACAGGGAAGAGGCAAAACATAAATCAATCTTCGTCGCAGGATGGCGACCCTTCATTGGATGGACCTGCGGAGTCGCGTTGGCATATCACTTCGTGCTTGCTCCACTCATTATTTTTGGAATTACGTGGTATGGGTCACCGGTACCTGAAATCCCTACGTTCGATATGGACTCGTTGATGACAGTCCTTCTTGGTATGCTCGGGCTCGGTGGGCTTCGTACCTATGAAAAGAAACAAGGACTGACAAAATGAATTTAGAAGAATTACGTTTGGAACTGGAGGCCGATGAGGGCTGTAAATATGAGGTGTATCTTGACCATTTGGGACTGCCGACTTGTGGTATTGGTCATTTAATCGTCGAAGGTGACGAGGAGTTTGACAGAAACGTTGGAGAACCTGTTTCAGAACAACGAGTTGCAGAACTTTTTGAACAAGACATCGACATTACCTTAGACGAATGTGAGCGGTTGTATCGCGACTTTAGTCAGCTTCCAGAGGAGGCACAGCGAGTAATCGCAAACATGATGTTTAATATGGGACGGCCACGGTTGAGTAAGTTCAAGGATATGAAAGCCGCTGTGGACGCAAGGTTGTGGGATTCAGCCGCTGACGCTATGGTTGACTCGCGATGGTACACTCAGGTTCCAAATCGAGCCGAGCGTTTAGTTCAAAGGATGCGAGCATTGGCTTAGTTACTTATCACCGCGCCTATGCTATATATGGGACTATCTAAGATAAAATGCGGTGATATAAGATAATGAGTGATATATACTTGTCCGAAGCTGTATTTCGAATCATTCGGGATCAGCGGACGGCCATTGTAGATTGCCTGCAATATAACGGCGTAAAAACAATGGAACATTATCGTGAAATGATGGGCATGATGACTGCTCTCGATCACGTCGAACAGGAACTCAAGGGCCTGCTAGATAAACAGGAGCAAATAGATGACTGAAGAGGTCGCGACGCTTGAAGAAGCATATACAGAGGAACGCAGGACGTTTCTTGATCCCGAGGCCATCGGGGCAACTCTCTTAGAAAGACTCCCAACCCCAACCGGTTGGCGAATACTTATCCTGCCATATCGTGGTAAAGGCAAAACAGAAGGCGGAATCCTTCTGGCTGATAAGACCATTGAGCAACAGCAGGTTTCTACTCAAGTCGGCTACGTCCTCAAAGTAGGGCCATTAGCATACAAAGATACCGACAAGTTTCCAGACGGAGCGTGGTGCGCGGAAAAGGATTGGGTGATGTTTGCCCGCTATTCTGGCTCTCGTTTCAATATTGATGGAGGCGAGGTACGGATTCTTAACGACGATGAAATTCTGGCTCGGATTCTCGATCCAGAAGATGTTTTACATTTCTAAGGATTAATCATGGCTGAAGAAAAAGACGACAATCAAATTGAATTGGACGTCGGAGATGCAGAAGAAACGGAGGTCGAACTTGAGGTTGAACAGCCTGAAGAGAGTCCTATCGAGGTCGCCGCATCCGACGAAGACGATAATTTTGAGAAAGCGAGTAATGCAACGCAGAAGCGCATTGATCGTTTAACCAAGAAAATGCGTACCGCTGAACGTGAGCGGGAAGAGGCAATTCGTTATGCACAAAAAGTGCAAACCGAGGCAGAAGACCTTAAAAAGCGCATGAACAGTTTGAGCGACAACTACGTCAATGAATATGCGGGACGTATAGAAACCCAAACCACTGCGGCAGAGCAGGAGCTTGCTCGTGCGATTGAGATGGGTGATACGGCGGGTGTGATAGAAGCTCAACGTAAAATCACCACATTAGCGATTGAGAATGATCGGGCCAAACAGGCTAAGGTTCAGCAAGAGCGGTACGCACAGCAATATGAGGCGCAACAACAAGCAGAGGTTCAACAACCGATGCCTGCTCAACAGCCTCGTCGTCCAGACCCTAAAGCAGAAGACTGGGCAGAGCGTAATGAATGGTTCGGTCAAGACGAAGCGATGACCTATGCGGTTTTTGGTATTCACAAAAAACTTGTGGAAACAGAAGGATTTGACCCGCAGTCAGATGATTACTACAATGAACTAGACAGACGTATGGCGGATGAATTTCCCCATAAGTTGAATAATTCGGGTGAATCCCGCCGTCCCGCCCAGACGGTGGCTTCTGTATCCCGCGGAAAAGCAACTGGGCGCAGTACAGGAAAGGTCCGTCTCTCCAAGACCCAAGTCACTATGGCTAAAAAACTAGGGGTGCCACTTGAAGAATACGCGAAATACGTGAGGAACTAAGCATGACTGAAGAAACGAAAACTGTAAGTCGGGCTTCCCGCGCTAGTGAAACGAGAGCTAAGACGGCACAGCGTAAGCCGTGGGCTCCACCGTCCATGTTGGACGCGCCGCCTGCCCCAGATGGGTTTAAGCATCGGTGGATTCGCGCTGAAACTCGTGGTTTTGATGACCGCAAGAATATCAGTGCAAAGCTAAGAGAGGGATGGGAATTGGTTCGTGCGGACGAATACCCGGACTTTGAAGCACCGGTTATAGATACAGGTAAATATGAAGGCGTGTTTGGTGTTGGCGGGTTGATCCTCGCAAGGATCCCAGTAGAAACGATTGAGGAGCGCACGGAATATTTCCGTCAGCGTAACTCAGATCAGATGGAAGCTGTGGATCATGACATGATGCGAGAGAATCAACACTCTACGATGCGGATCAGTAATCCTGATCGGCAACAACGTGTAACTTTTGGTGGCCCGCGCAATAAGTAAGGGTCCCACTGAATAGGAGATGGCCTTATGGCAAACCAAGATACTGCGTTTGGTCTACGTCCTATCGGTTTGAACGGTGCAGGTGCTAACACTACTGGGGTGACTCAGTATGAAATTGCCGCTACAAACACCAACGCTATTTTCCAGTACTCCCCAGTTATTCCACTGGCCGCTGGTGTGATAGATATTGTTGGTAATGCTAATGGCGGAACAGTACCTCTACTGGGCGTTCTGATGGGCGTGGAATATGTAGATAGTTCTTCTAAGAAGACTGTCTTCAAAAACTACTGGCCGGGTGCTAACAGCGTAAGCGTAGACACGAATTTTCCTGTCAAAGCCTTCGTTGCAGACAACCCAAATCAGTTGTTCATGATAGCCGCAGATGGTAGCTCAACCGACAAAGCAACGGCACAGACCAATGTCTTTGCTAACGCTCCAATGGCAACCGCTACATCGGGTTCTACAAGCACTGGTCGTTCCACCGCTGAGTTAGATATCTCAGGGGTTGCAACAACTGCAACATTGCCACTTCGTGTCGTTGGTCTTACTGGCGACGTAGCGAACTTGGACTATGACGCGGCCGGCGTTAACTATGTAGTTCGGCTTAATTTTCATCACAATGCGCCTTGCTCTAGTTCTGATTCTCAGACTACAGCGGCGTCTACTGGCATTTAAGGAGATAGGTAATGGCAATCTCTCGCGCACAATTAGCGAAAGAGCTTGAACCGGGCCTTAATGCCCTGTTCGGGATGGAATATTCGCGTTATGAGAACGAACACGCCGAGATCTTCACAGAAGAGACTTCGGATCGTGCGTTTGAAGAAGAAGTAATGCTGGGCGGCTTCTCAACTGCACCAGTCAAGGGTGAAGGCTCTGCCATCACATTTGACGATGCACAAGAGACATACACTGCCCGTTATACACACGAGACAATCGCTCTGGCATTCTCAATTACAGAGGAAGCTATCGAGGACAATCTATATGATCGTCTGGCCTCTCGCTACACGAAGGCACTTGCTCGTTCAATGGCACAGACTAAGCAAATCAAGGCGGCGTCTATTTTGAACAATGCGTTCGACACTGGTTTCCCTGTGGGAGATGGTGCGGCCCTGTGTTCATCAGCGCATCCCTCTTTGTCTGGAAACCAACGCAACCAGTTGTCTACAGCGGCTGACCTCAACGAGACTTCTCTTGAGCAAATGCTGATCGACATTGCTGGCCTGACTGACGAGCGTGGGCTCAAGATTGCGGTTCGTGGCACTAAACTGATTATTCCGAAGGAACTTCAGTTTGTTGCAGAGCGCGTTCTGAACTCTAACCTTCGTCCGGGCACGGCAGACAACGACGCAAACGCTATGAAGAACATGGGCATGCTTCCCGAAGGGGCAGTAGTTAACCATTTCTTGACAGACACGGATGCGTTCTTTGTCATGACTGATGCACCTAACGGTTTCAAATACTTTAACCGTTCGCCAATCAAGACTGCTATGGAGGGTGATTTTGACACCGGAAATATGCGGTTTAAGGCCCGTGAGCGTTACAGCTTCGGCGTCTCAGACTGGCGGTCCGTATTCGGCACAGCCGGCGCGGCATAAGAAAAAAGGGGCGGTAGACGCCCCTTTTTTTTATCTGTAATATTAAATTTCTAGGAAACGGGTGCGTCGGACTGACCTAGCAGACGACATGCAGACAGGCGCACTAAACTCGCATGTGAGGACATCGCAATGGCATCAACTACTTTTTCAGGTCCGGTTACGGCCACTAATGGCTTTATCTCTGGTTCAGGCTCACTCGTAAGTGTAACCGCAGACGTTACTCTGACTTCTGCGTCACACGCAGGTCGAACAATGGTGTTTGATATAGCCTCTGGAGCTACAGTTACACTTCCAGCCGCTTCAGGCACGGGTAATATTTACAAGTTCTTTGTAAAAACTACAGTTACATCAAACAGTTACAAGATTCAAGTTGCTAACGCTAACGACACTATGGCTGGTGTAGCTATTGTAGCTAATGATTCTGATAACTCTGCTTCTATTTTTGAGACAGCGGCTACATCAGACACGATAACTTTAGACGGCACTACAACCGGAGGAATACTTGGTGGGAATATTGAAATTCAAGATGTTGCGTCAAATGTATTCTCAGTTGTTATTCGTGGTGCGGCAACAGGCACTGAAGCTACTCCGTTCTCTGCGGCAGTATCGTAAAAGGTGAGTCATGGGAAATTTAAATAGTAAGGTGCTAAACACAGGAAGGAAGCCCGCTCCTAAAAAGTCGGCTCCTAAAAAGCCTGCGGCATCTAAAAAGAAAGGGGACTGATGAATGGCGGATTCTGATGTAAGATCAAAACGGATTACCGGCACAGGGTCTCTTGGTGTAGGCCCTGCGCGTATCCGTCAGATTCAGTTAACCACTACAACCGGAACACCGCGGCTTACCGTGACTGACGGTAGCGGTGGATCAACTGTTTTGGATCTTGACTTTAACGCTTCTACTACGCACTCCGTCAACATTCCGGCGGAGGGTATTAGAGTGAGCGATGTGAACGTATCAGTGTTCACTGCGATAACTGCCGCAACAGTTTTCTTTAATTAAGAAACAAATGGCGGAGCGTAAAAAGTCCAAAATGCCCGCTCGGAACAAGAAGAACTTTCGTTCTACTAAATCCGGGGCGGGCATGACCAAAGCAGGTGTTGCGGCTTACCGTCGAAAAAACCCCGGCAGTAAGTTGAAAACGGCTGTTACTGGAAAGGTAAAGAAGGGCTCTAAAGATGCAAAGAGACGTAAGTCTTTTTGCGCTCGTTCTGAAGGCCAAAAGAAAATGCACAATATTGACTGCAAGAAAACACCTAACAAACGTATTTGCGCGGCTCGTAGAAGATGGAAATGCTAATGACTGTAAATTCTAAAGGTAAAAAAAGAATACAAAAAGTAATTAAAAGTCTTAAAAAAGCATCTAAAGCGCACGCAGGTCAAGCTAAAACTTTATCCAAAGTAATTCGTGGCAAAAAGAAATGAATGACAAAACCGAAATTAGTTTGTCGTTAGAAGATAAAGAATTGCAAGCCAAAGATGTTTTGTTATTGCTAGAAAAGCACGAGGCTGGATGTAATCTGAGATACGACGCAATTAACGATAAGCTTGTTAGCCAAAGCAAAACGCTTGACACATTGGACATGCGTATGTGGGGCATAGCTGGATTAATAGTTGCAACTTTTTTGGCGGAGAAATTTGTATGAAGAGTCGAGTAAATTTAGGAAACGGAGCTTGTCCTGTTAAGAGAACAGGTGTTGTTCGTAGAATGGCAAAAGGCGGTAAAGTTAAATCGGGAGGCAAGATTTGTCCCGAGGGTAAAGCTTGGGCAAAGCGCACTTTTGATACATATCCGAGTGCGTATGCAAACCTTGCGGCCTCTAAATATTGCAAGGACCCTAATTACGCTAAAAAGTCTAAGGGTGGTAAGCGTAAGGGTAGGTAATGAAGAAAGACCCTAAAGCAGGGACAGGTAGAAAACCGCCAAATACAGACCGTCGTTTGTATACGGATGAAAACCCGAAAGACACGGTTAGCATAAAGTATGCGACTGAAGCAGATGCTCGTGCAACCGTAGCAAAAGTCAAAAAAATAAAAAAACCTTTCGCCCGTAAAATACAGATACTTACCGTGCTAGAGCAGAGAGCAAAAGTAGCGGGCAAACCTAAACAAGCCGGAATTGCTAAACGAGGCAAGCAAGCCATTAGGAAGCAGTATGGCAAAGCTTAGATATGATCGATTTTACTATAATCCGCTACCAGACGAAGTCACGCTCGATAATAGCGATATCGACGGTATTGGTGTTTTTGCCTTACAAAATATTAAAGAGGGTGTTGATCTGGGGAGCACCCACATAAAAGTGCCGATGATTGCTGGGTACATTCGGACCCCGTTAGGTGGTTTTTTGAATCATGCGGAAGAGCCTAACTGTTATCTGGCTTTGTCGCAGGATTGGGACGATTATAGGGTTTATAATTTAATTACAATGTGCAAAATCGAGCAAGGTGAAGAGCTTACGTTAAATTATGATTTTTGATTGGAGCCGTTATGGGACAACTTAAACAGTGGCTGAAACAAAATTGGGTTCGGATAGGATCTGATGGATCTATCAAAGGTCCCTGTGGCACATCAAAAGATACAAAAAAACCAGACCGTTGTCTGCCGGCCGCGAAAGCGAGAAGTCTTAGTAAAGCAGAACGGGCTTCGACTGCTAAAAAAAAGAAAGCGGCACAGCGTACAGGTAAAAAAGTTGTAAAAAACACACCGAAAGCAACGGTGAAAATGGGCTCTGGGGGTGTCGTAGGACGCCTTCACAGAGGGTGCGGGGCAGTAATGTCTAATCGTAGAAAGCGGACGAAATATTCATAGGAGGTCATTATGAAAAAGTCCAAAGGAAACATGGTTATGAAAAAAGCCAAGGGCGGCATGGTTATGAAAAAAGCCAAGGGCGGCATGGTTATGAAAAAAGCCAAGGGCGGCATGATTATGAAAAAGGCCAAAGGTGGTCCTGTGATGAAAAAGGCCAAAGGCGGCATGGTTATGAAAAAAGCTAAAGGTGGAACTGTTCGCAAAATGAGTAAAGGTGGTGCTATTCGGACTAAAACCACAACCGTTGTAAGAGGTTATTAATTTGCCTTACTTAATTAGCAATATCCCACATTTTAAATGTTGGGTCAGACGCGAGTTTACCTGTAATCATGAACGGTATCATGGGGAATATCTCCATGCACTCGCGATTGCTGTCAACACAATTCCTGATAGATCTTTAACTTTTCAGATAGTTTTTACTGGATGTGAAAGACATTTAGAAGACAGTGATGAAAATTTACATGGGGGTGCAATGTGGGCTCGTATGCCGATAGAAGCCTTAGTCGCTGACATCGATATTGATGGTTGGCCAGAGAGGATGGAAGACCATCTTTGTCAACCTTGGGATTGCGAGTCGTTTAATCATTCTGTTGTTGTGTTAGATCGAGTCAGTTCTAGTCCTTGGATCGCCAAGGTCAATCATGAATTTTATGAGGCGCGATACATGTTTACTGTTGACTATACGGAAAATGCTATTGCAGATAGCCCGGATCAACATAAACAAAGTCATGTTTTGTATTTAACAGAGGGCCCGTGGGAAGGTAATATCGTCGCCTTACCTAATAATCGAGTTAGAGCTACAAGTCCTGCCTTATGGGACACTGGAGAAGGGGCTCCTGATTTTAAACCTAGTCAGTATTTACACTCTGCCGAGGGACATACAAGTTATACAGATCCTGATATAGTGTTTGATAACCTTTATTCAGATGGAATAGAAGAATGACAACTTCTAGCTCAACAGATTTTGAACTTGATGTAGCCGATTACATTGAGGAAGCGTTTGAACGCTGTGGACTAGAAGTTCGTACTGGTTACGATCTTAAAACAGCCAAACGCTCTCTTAATTTAATGCTGGCAGAGTGGGCTAATCGTGGTCTTAATCAATGGACTATTGAACAGCGTTCTTTCACAGTTACATCAGGAACTGCCGAAACCGCGTTAGGCACAGACATCATCGACATCTTGTCAGTAGTGGTTCGTCGTAGCGGGACAGATTTTGCGCTAGATCGACTTAGTCGAGATGAGTATTTAAATATTCCAACCAAAACAACTACCGGGCGTCCGACGCAATTTTTCTTAGATCGTCAGATCACACCAAACCTCAAAGTTTGGCCGACGCCTGAGAACAGCACTGACGTCATCTTTTATGACGCGCTTACGCGAATACAGGATGCTGATACGCAAGTTAACACGTTAGAGGTTCCTTTCAGGTTTTATCCTTGTTTAGCCGCAGGGCTTGCTTACTACATCGCTTTGAAGCGGGCTCCTCAACGTTTACAGATACTTAAAGCTGTGTATGAGGAGGAGTTTGAGCGAGCCATGACAGAGGACCGGGATAGAGCGTCATTTAACGTTGTTCCGCAGTACGAGTATTTTAGGACGACCTGATGTCTAAATTTGCTAGTGGTAAATTTGCTTACGCTATTTCTGATAGATCAGGCCAGCGTTATCGCTACAAAGACATGCGAAAAGAATGGAACGGTGCATTAGTTGGAAAAGACGAATTTGAACCGAAACACCCTCAATTAGGTCCTTTTCGTAGCGTTGTAGACGCGCAAGCAATAAAGGATGCTAGACCGGCTAGGAAAGAGCCTTTCGAGGTATATGTGGGTGTTCCAACAGTGGAAAAACCTACACCGAAGCCACTGGTTGGCTACGCTAAAGTAGGCTTGGTGGAGGTAAGTACATCATGAGTTTTACATACGCTCAACTTAAACAAGCAATACAAGACTACACCGAAAATAATGAGACAACTTTTGTCACAAATTTACCCGTGTTTATAAGAGCCGCAGAAGAACGCATTTTAAAGAACGTGCAATTAAATCTGTTTCGTAAAAACGTCTCAGCAAACTTTACGTCCTCTAATCAGTTTTTAGCGTCGCCCTCTGATTTTCTTGCGCCGTTTTCGTTGTCTTACACCACTTCTGGTGGAGAAAAAGTTTTTTTATTGTTTAAAGACGTTAATTTTGTCCAAGAGTTTAATCCATCATCGTCTACCACAGGGGCTCCTCGATATTACGCTGTGTTTGATAACAGTAATTTTATTATAGGACCGACTCCAAACTCTGCTTATGCCGCGGAGCTTCATTATTTTTATCGACCGACTAGCCTTACTGCTGGCGCAGACTCTGGAACTACTTGGCTTTCTGAGAATGCTTCGCTTGCGATGTTGTACGGTTCTCTGGTTGAAGCATATGTTTTTATGAAAGGTGAGCCTGATTTGACGCAGATTTACAGTCAAAGGTACGCTGAAGCGTTGGCGACGTTGAAGCTTCTTGGTGAGGCTGAAGAAACTACGCAGGAATACACAGCGGGGCGCATCGTAATACCCAAACAGTAGCAGTTTACACTTTTCTTTCTTTGTGCAAAACTCTTATATTATCGCAGACGATATTTGAGAGGTTTAATGAAGTATAAAAAGTTAAAAGGTGCAAAAATTGCCCTTGTAGCTATGGGCAAGTCTCAAGTTAATTTTGCTATGGCCTTAGCCTTTTCTCAAAAATTTGATGAGGTTTGGACGATAAATGCTACCGCGGGTATCTATAAAACAAACCGTATGTTCATGATGGATCCACCAGAACGATTTTTAGATGGTGAACAGGCTGGCGGACAAACAGGTATTGTTTCTGAAGTTATTTCTAGCAAGCAAGACTTTCCTATTTACAGTTGCACGGTAGATGAGCGGTGTCCTTCAGTAGAAAAATATCCTATAGAGGAAGTCATAAGAACTACGGGCTGTTCGTACCTAAACAATACTGCGGCGTATGCTTTGGCGTATGCTCTCTATCAAGAGGTTGGAGAGTTAGCCATCTACGGCATTGATTTTTCTTACTCTCAGGCAGTTCACTTTGCTGAAGCGGGCCGGGGCTGTTGTGAGTTTTGGTGCGGTTTAATTTGTGCCAAGGGCATAAAATTATCAATAGCTCCCGATTCTCCATTCATGGACGCAAACATTCCGCCGCATCAGAAACTTTACGGTTATCATAGATTAGACGATCCACCGCATGTTTCTGTTACAGAAGAGGGTGTTATAAACATTCAACCTTTATCTAGCATTACGCAGGCCCCAGAGCCCGCAGATGCTGACGAGCTATACAGAGGATAACTATGCTTAATTTAAAGACCATTGGTTCAGTAGAACCGCCAACTATTGTGACAAGCAGTAATGGAGGTCACTCCCCAGAACAAGTTGCAGAGCTTTGTGTCAATAAGCTAATTAATGTCGGGGATAATGCTCATCCGCTTCTTCAAGCGCAGGCAAGAGCCTTTAAGGATCAAATGCTTGCAGTTGTTACCCATTATATTAAAATGGGAATCGAGCAGGATCGTGCTACACTGTGTGCAGACCTCCGTAAGGCAGGTCAACATGAACTTGCCGATCAACTGAGGAGATTATGATATGGCATTTAGCGGAAACTTCATGTGTACCTCGTTTAAAGGCGAGCTTATGGAGGGCACTCACAATTTTAAGTCTAGCGGCGGTAATACGTTTAAATTAGCGTTGTTTACAAATAGTGCGTCTTTTACTGCGGCGACCACTGGATATACAACCTCAAACGAAGTTAGTGCATCAGGTTCTTATTCTGCCGGGGGTGGCGCTTTGACTAATCAAGGTGTTACAACTTCGTCTACCAAAGCCTTTACTGATTTTGCTGATTTATCTTTCACTACGGCAACGATCACTGCTAGGGGTGCATTAATTTATAATGACAGCGCGACCGGAGATCCGGCGGTTGTTGTTTTAGATTTCACTGCGGATAAGACGTCAACAGCCGGTACGTTTACCATTGTTTTTCCGGGCGGCGCTAGTCCTACTTCATCGAACGCGATTATTAGGGTCGAGTAATGTCCAGTCCCGCTAGCGGCTGGGGCCGTGCGGGATGGGGTCAACTTGCATGGGGAGAGGGCGAAGCTGACGCTGTCGTTCCTTTTTCCGGTTGGGGTCGAGCGGGTTTTGGTGAGCTTGGCTGGAATCAAGGTGATGTAGCTGTTGCTACGGCAACAGGTCAAGTTGGTTCAGTATCCGTTTCAATAGGAGCTTCAGTCTCCGCTACTGGTCTTTCTGCATCTGGTGATGTTGGATCAGGTACGGCATCTGGTGATTCAAATACCACTGAAACAGGTGTAGCCGCATCCGGTAATGTTGGCTCCGTAACTATAACGGGAGCATCTAGCGTTACTGAGACCGGGTTGGCCGCGTCTGGTAATCTCGGCTCAGTAACAGTCACCGCGGACGCTAATGTCACTGAGACCGGGTTGGCCGCGTCTGGTGATGTTGGAACTGTAACGGTTAACGCAGATGCTAACGTCACAGCGCAGGCTCTTTACGCTAGAGGCAACCCTGATCTAGCCGGCGCGTTTCACGCTGAGTATTTTGTTCCTACAGATTCAGGTAGCCCAAATGTCAAGGTCATGGCATTTGAAGACAGCACCACTGTTTCTTCTGATGGGACTTCTCTTGGCACAATCAGTTCGGCTGGCGGAACACTTACTGTC